GACAATCGTGTTGCACCCGGTAACGCCATTGGCTGTTGATCCATAAGGCCATCCTGTTCCTTTTGCGTTTTGCAAACAAATCGTCGACGCAGTGTCATTTACAGGTGAAATGTGTTTGTGAGATTGTCCTGTATCTGATTGTGAAGATCCGAAATTGCGACCAGAATCAACCCCACTTCCGTCGTCAAACCCGCGAATGAACTCTCCGCGAAGGTCAGGCAAATTGAATGTTGTCGAACCGTCGCCAATTCCAAATGTTGTTCCGATAGCAGCAAAAAGGGCCGAATAGGTAGATCTAGAAACTGCTGCTCCATTTGCCTTCAGATAACCAGTTGGAGCAGTATTTCTAGCGAAAAAATCAATCTTTCCCGCTTGATGAATTGATATTACGTACTGCGGATGTGGGTCAATGGCACTTTCATGCATCGAGATATTCTGTAGTGCTTCGAGCAACTGAGCTTTAAGCCAGCGAGTGCGAGATCCAAGTATTTTTGGTTGTGCGTTGGCACTTCCGTTTTCACCGCCGATCCATTTGGTATCGGTTTCCGTCCTGGGAAGATTCTCTACCCACTCTTCCGTTTCGGTCAGGTTTGCCATATCGGCTCCTAGTTAATGGTGGTATTGACGGCGCCACAGGTGTAGTCGCCGTTACAGGTGATTGTTCCGTCGCAACGGAAGGCGGCGGCGTCGAAATTGATGCTGATGAGCTGCACTGCGTTGCGGCCAACGGCTTCAAGTTGGCGGCGGATAAGTTGTGCCTCACCGACGGTTACCGGACTCTTAAGCGTTACGGTGTAGGTCGCCCAACGGACGCCGCATGTATGCGTTCCGTCAGCCGTCACGGATCCGTCGCAGCGAATGAAGTCGGCTCGATCGACGATATCCGCGTCACCCTGCCCGAGTGCGGTAAGGGCGCGACGAATCGCATAGCGCGTTCCCTTGGTGCGATTGATTACCGGGGCTTCGGCGATGGTGGAGCGTTTCTTTTCTTCACTCCACGCCTCATCCCATTCATCGACACCGACAGACCAGGCGAGATATGGGAGTAGCACTACAGGGCATTTTTCGCTACTCCACAAGCCATTGACGATGCTTGTAAGTGCAGCGATTCGATTGGCGAATGTGCGGTCGACCGCACGCTCCAGCGGCGTGCTCGATGGCGGCAGGATGGTTTGAGTCATGGTCATTCGACGCCCGTCACCGTGACGTTGATGCCAGTGCAATAGGGCGCCTCTCCCGGTCCGCAAACAATGTCGGAAGGCGGGCTGACGATGACGACCTTTTTGACACCGGCCTTATGCGCGGCGGCATCGATGGCCGAATGGACGATGTCTGAATTTAGGCGGTGGCTGTCTTCGGCAAATTTCGCCAGGGCAGCTTCATCGGTCTGCTTAACCAGCTCTACGGATGGGCCAGAAAATAGGATGAGCTGAACGTCCAGCGTGTATTCGATGACGCTGGCCGGAGATACAACAATTTCATCGCAGTGCGGGAATTTGTCGTCCTGGCTTAGCGCATTTTGAACCTTGGTCAGCAGCTCGGGCGAGGGGACGCCGTTGCCGATGCGAGAGAGCACGAATACCTGAGATGTTCCAGATTCCGGCCGCGTAATGGCGGCGTCCTTGACTTCTCCGTCGGCGCTGATGGCGTGGTAGCGATAGGCGTCTCGTGGGCCGGCGACCGATTCCCCGCGCGGCTGCAGGGCTAGCCGCTGGCGGTACTCATCATCCGTTTCCATCACGGCCGGTGTCGGCGGGATGGTGGTGTTGTCTGCCGGCGTGATGGTGAGGCGCTGGGTGCCGTCGTAATAGGTGATGCCGATGTGGTCTAAATCGTCTTCGGTGGCAAAGGCAAGCAGCAAGGCGCGTGCTTCGTCGTTGTAGCGGGCGCGCAGCAGCAGCTCGCGGTAGGCGAAGGTCTCGATCAGCTTGACGACGGGCTCTGATTCGAGATCGATGACCTCGGCGGCTTCCGGGTAGCGGCTGACGAAATCGGCCTTGGCTTCGGCCAGGATGGTTTCGAAGGCCAGTGTCTCGATGACTTGTGGCGCGGGAAGAGAGGCGAGATCGACGGTCATTGCAGCGGCACCGATACGTTGAGTTGGCGGCCGGCGCGTTGGCCGGTACGGCGGGTGGCATCGATGTCGATCTGGACGCGGCCATCCATCGCCAGCGATAGCGTGGCGGCGTTGATCTGGACGCGTGGCTCCCAGCGCACGATGGCCATGGCGCTGGCGGCCATGAGGCGCAGGCGGTTGGCCTCGTTGCTCGGGTGATCGATCAGCGATGGAATCAAGGATCCGTACTCCCGGCGCATGATGCGCGACCCGACTGGCGTGGTAAGGATGTCATGGATGGATTGGCGGATGTGTTCCGCTTCATCCATGGCTCGGCCGGTGGAACGATTCATCATTTGAGCACCGCCATGGCGATGTTTCCGAAAGTCTCGGTCGCGGCGGTCAGCGTTGCGATGAGTCCGTCGCGCGCGTTGTTGTAGCGGTCGATATCTGCTTTCTGGCGGGAAAGCGCCTTGTTGTAAGCCTTGGAGTCGGCGTCGTAGTCCTTGAAGACGTCGCTGTTGATCAGCTCGTCCTTGAGCGCCTGGTAGGCGCTCTGCTTGGCGGCGTCGTTCGGGTTGGCCTGGGCGTCTGCCTTGATGGCGTCGTAGTTGCGCGGGGCTTTCCAGTCGCCGATGGCCTTCCACTTGGCGTTGATCTGTTCCTTCCAGGTGAACAGGGTTTCCGAGGCGGCGACAAGGACCTGCTTGTATTCGGCGAGCTGTGCCTCGGTGAGCTTGGCTTGCGGCTGCTCCTGCCGGGTGGCGGCGCTGGCGTTGTCGTTCGGCTGGCGGGCGGTTGGCAGGCGGCAGTATTTCTCGCCGCCGCTCTGCTCGATGGTCTGGTTCTGCGCGGTGGTGGCGGAGCGCATGACCTGCTTTTCGACGTAGCTGTCGGACGTCGGCCGGTTGGTGAATTTGTCCAGCACGTCGCGCACGGCGGGCGGCTGGGCCTGCGCGCAGAAGTTGGCGAAGGCCAGGTCACGCAGCTTGCCGATGCCGGCGGTGGCGGCGGCGGCATCGGCGGCCTGGAAGCCGGCGAGGCTGGTCAGGGCGCCGCCGATCGAAGCGGTCATGTTGCCGGAGACGCCGGCGAGGCCGGAGAGCGTGCCGGCGTTGGTGCTGGCGAAGGAAAGATAGGCCGGGTTGTCGATCAGCGTGTTGCCGGTGGGGTCTGCCGGGTCCGGGATCTGCATGGGCGGGACGCTGGCGGCGAAGGCTGTGAGCTTGGCTTGCGGGTTGGCGCCCGGGACGCCGGCGAGCAGGCCGCCGATCTGGTCGAACTGTCCGGTCACGGCGGCGACGGCCTGCTGCATGAGCGGGCCGATGTTGGTGATGCCCTGGGTGGCGCCGGCGAGCAGATCGGTGGCACCGGTGCCGACGGACTTTCCGTCAAGCGCCTGGGCGGCGGTTTCAAGCCGGCTGGCGGCGGCCATCATCGGCAGCTTGGTCTTGAGGATCTGCATTTCGGCCTGGACGTAGGCGGACGCGGTGGCGGCCAGCGTGTTGAGCTGGGCCATGGCGGTGGCGACTTCCGGCAGGCTGCTCGGGATGTTGCCGATGCCGCTGGTCATCGACGTGAGCGCGCCGAGCTGCGACTGGATCGGGTTCTTGAGGACGTTGGCGTCAAGGCCGCCGGCGAGGATGGTTTTGAACGAGAAGGTCATTTACACGCCCGCCGATCCGTCCGGAGAACCGGACTGGGTAACGCCGACACCGCCTTCGATGACGATGACGGTATCGCCGACGCGATGCACGGGCATGCCGTCGGCGCTGAGTTCTGCCGAGCCTTCGGCCGCGAGGAAGGTGTGGCCGCAGTCGGTCTGCCCGGTGTCGCCCTGGCGGACGATGTCGGCGCCGTCCAGGCTGGCGCGATCCGACCCGTTGTTCCAGACGCCGACGAACTCGCGGCGCGCGTCGTGCCCCTGGCCGTTGCAGTAGCCGATGACGATGTCGCCGGTGCGCGCAATTTCGCTCATTGCCCGTTGACCTCGTAGGTGCCTTCGATGGCGGTGCCGTTCTCGCCGCCTTCGCCGCGCAGGCCGTTCAGGTAGGTGACGAGGTCGTCGGCGGTGAGCTTGCCGGTGCAGTGCGTGAGCGGCGTGTCGAGGGTGATCGACTTGCTGGCGACGATGGCGGCCGTCTTGATGCCGGTGATTTCGAGGTGGCTGGCGGCGTGGTCGTAGCTGAAGGTGGCGCCGTCCGGGAAGCGGATGACGTGCTTGTTGGCGTCGTGGCTCGGGGTGTCGATGACGTCGGACGGCAGGCCGTAGATGACGATACCGTTTGCCGGCTCGCCGCTGGGCGAGATGACGACGCATTGC